TGATTCCAGCAATATCACAAACATTATGTGATTGCCCTTTGGTATACATTTCTTCTTGACTCACAAGTTTCCAAGGTGAAATGCGTTTCATTTCTTTAGGACCCAAAACTTTTTCAAGTCTGCCTACAATATAAGGAATATCATAAAATTGGCAGTTCCATCCAGTAATCACTTCTGGTGGATTTTTTTCCCACCAATTCAAAAGTTTAGTAAGAAGATCTTTTTCATTCCAACATTCCTGGTATATTATGTTTGGATTTGTATTATTGAATTGACCAATTCCCCAAGTAAATATTTTTTTAGTCCCATAATCCTGAATAGTGATGGCAAGAATTTCTTCTATGCATTCTTTTACTGTGGGGAATCCGTGTTCTGAGGCAACCTCAATATCAATAGTAACTAGTTTGATTTTAGTAAGATCAAACTGAATCTCATCTTCTGGGTACTTATCAGAAATATATTGATAGATATATCCCTTATTTCCATAAATTGTAAAATTTTCTACATCCTGATATTTTTTATAAAACTCACGACAATCACGCACACTTCCAGGTTTAATTGCTTCAACATATTGACCATCAAGAGTTTTATATTTAGTTTTTGTTTTAGATGGCAAATAAACCGTAGGAGAATATTTCTCACGGGCTATAAAATGCTGACCATTCTCATATCCACGAACCAGAAAGTCATCCCCAACCATCTGGACATTGGTATAAAATTTCAAAAGTAATTACTCCGTTGCTTGAAGGTACGCTTCCAGGATCGCTGGTTTTGGTTCCACTATTGTAACAATAAACTCCGAAAAAAGCAAGACCTCCTGGTCATCTGTAACAATGTCACCCCAGGGATAAATCTCGTATTTTTTGGGAGATTCTGTGCATCCAATCTTTACCACTGGTCGATCTGTCCATGGAAGTTCAGTTGGTTTGTTTTCATAATTATAAAGGAAATCAATTTGATATGGATTGATTAATTTACAATTAGGAACATTCATCTCATAATCAACTCCAATTTCTTCAATCTCAGTAATTAACCATTCATGACTCTTCAGTAGAATACACTTGATTACTTTCTGTTCCTGAGGATTCTCCGTCAATTCCTCCATCATGTCGATCATCTCTTCCTCCATTTTGTTTCTCCAAATAAGAATTTACAATATCCGAATGTGCATTATACACAGTAATTACCCAATTTTCTGGGATAAAAAATTGTTTATCAATGGACAAAGGTGCCCAAGGATAAAATAAAATAGAAATTGAAGATTTTTCATCCTCAATTAAAATTTCTGGATGAGATAGTTTTACAATATATGGTTTATCAAATTGATAACCAACTGTTCTTTTTTCTCCAGTGTTGGGATCTTCCGTAATTATTTCTTTAATATCAGCAATTACATCTTCACCAGACTGAAGCATTGCAATTTTAATAGACATAACCCTCCAATGATAAACTTGTGTCTTCGATTTTCTTTATGTAACTAGATAATTTTTCAAGGTATCCATTGTTTCTTAGTTCTTTAAATACTAAATTTTCAATTGAAAATTCCCCACCTTTGCGAATTGAAGAAGAACGCATATCTCGAATTTTGTCTTTAAGTTTTTTAAATTCTTCTAAATCATCTGATTTGTTTTGAATAAGAAAATCTATCTTATCTATCATAGCACGAGTTTTACCTTTTAGCAAGGTCTTATCAATTTCTTCAGTGATTTTTTTAGGAAGAACCAGCCAGCGATCAAACTTTACTGAATATACTCCTTGATTTGCTGGTCTTGGTAATCCTTCTTCTTCGGCATAAAGTTCTACATCATGGCCATAAATTTTAATATCATGAGTCAATGCCCAAAGTTGTTTTTTATCTTTAAGAAAATCGTCAATGAGATCAGGACAATTTGGTAATTTACTTTTATTTACTACTAAGTGAAGATCAATATCTGAAAATTCTGTGTAATTATAATTTGCATTACCTCCAACAAATATTATATCACGAATCGCAGATTCTGGAATGCTGGAAAATTTTGCCCACCCTCTTGCAATTTGAATTAATCTCATTTTAACTTTTGAATCTAATTTATTATTAGTCCAAAATTTAGAATTAAGATTCTCGTGATATTTAAATGTTAATTTTTGTTGAGTAAATTCTTGTAAGTTCATTACTGTGCTTATAAAAAAAAGAAGGAATAGATGATAGTTGCCATCTTTCCTTCCATGCGGCGACGATATTCCGAACTATTTATCCTCAAGCAATAATTCTTGTTTTCCTGCACCAACCCATGGACTCATACTTATATTGTATATTATTTTCTTTTGATGATCTGAAACAATTTTTTCTAAAGAAATTATAAGAAGACCATTTTCATAAGTAACCGATGCAACTCTTACTTCCTCTGCCAATTGCCATGTTGTACTAAAAGAACGTTTGGACAATCCTCTATGAAGATATTCTCTATCAGGATCTTGTGCCTCAAATGTACTGGCAATTTTGAGAATATTCTGTTCTGTTGAAACTTCAATTTCATCTCTTCTAAATCCTGCAAGAGCAATTTCAACAGAGTAATTATTGCTGTCATGTTTAACTACGTTGTATGGGGGATAATTAGATGCATTCAATTTTTGCTTAATCCTTGAAACATCAATTCTATTGGCTTTGTAATTGCATTTGTCAATTTCATTTAATAAATCAACCATATTTGAAGTATTATATTTTTTTGTAAATGATTCTGTGTACATAATAGACCTCCTAAAGCGTCTTTGTTTTTATGTCCCCGAAGGCGACGTAGTATATAGTCTTTGATATTAAAATGGGAGTGTTGAACCCCCAAAAAAATTATTCGGTTTCTACTACCTTCTTTTTACCAATATTGTATTTGGTTTCTAGAATCCAATCACCTTTATCTTTAAAGGATAAAACTTTAATTTGATTTAGAGGTGCAATATCACTTATGGATTCTGGCATTACCACTGTAACCAGTCCCCAATCAGCAATCAATTGAGTAATACGATTCCGACGTTGAATATCATTGACAGTTAGATTTGCATGTTTACCATCTAAAGCAAACAACTCTTTAAAGTGGACAATATAATATTTGCCCTGCTTATGAAGAATATGACAAGATTGATATATCTTTTTTTCTTTTCTAGAAGCAACTCCAATTCTGGTCAGTGTTTCACGAACCTTTAGAAAATCATCAGGTTCATTTAGAATTACTTCAATCATTTGACTTTGTGACCACTTCACTTCAGGTTCAGTAACAACACTCATTTTTGTCCTCCAGTTTCAAGTTTAGATTTTATGTATTTAAGTTGTTCTCTATTTAGAATAATTAAAGATTGCTTTGCTTTTTCATTACTATATCCATAGTAAGATTTAACTAATTCAAGATCTTCAATTTGTTGTTTACGCATCCAAGGAGAGAATCTTTTCTTAGATCTAATAGTATTTAGATAAAAATCATATTGTAATTTTTTATCTAAATGTGAATTTAGATTCATTTCATTAGAATACAATATTGTATCAATATAACCAGAAAAACATCTATTAATAATAAAGGGTGGGTATTCTTTTTCTGCAGATGAATCTTCATTTATAATACTCTGTTTAGTTTGATTGATAGAATTCAACCAATTCTTCAATTCATAAGTCATCGGATAATCTCCAAGTCAATTCCAGGTTTTTATTCTCATTTGAATTCAACCTCACACATGAGTTCAGTAAGTGCAGCAAGAAGATTTATTTCTTGATCCGCAACAAAACAACCTTGATATTGATACTTAGCAATCACAAGAACTGCAGCAGGAATAGATGTTGGCAACAGATTGTCATAACAGGCATCATAAACCCTGCGAAGTAAACTAGAAGCATCGTTGTCCAGATTAACAACCACCCACTTTCGAACTTCAGTAAAGTTTTTATCTTTTAGATGTTTAATGAGATCATTTGTTTTTATATCAGAAAAAGTAGCAAGAATACTAGAATGAATTTCTCCACTTGCAGCATGGCGCTGACATTCATTGAGAACTCGCCTAAAATCAGGAAAATGTTTATTAATCAGTTCTGCAAGTACTTTTGGATCATATTGGATGCTCTCTTCATCCAAGATGTTTTGTAGACGCTTGAAGAAGGATCCTGCCAACTGTGCTTTTTG